CCAGGGCATATATACCACACTTGTCTGCTTCATCCAGGTTATGTTGTGGAAGATCATGGTTCCCGTAAATCGTATAGAATTGACCCGGGAGGTATTCCATTGCTTTGCTCAGCAGATAGGGTGATGGTTTCCAATGATTAAACAAATCCCCTGAATGAATCACAGGACATTGGTATACTTTTTGAAGTCCTTTGATGTAGTATAGCTTATCCCATTGCGCGAACTCAAAGTCATCTGTTCTGCAAACAGGTACATCCTGTCGCAGATGAATATCCCCGCAAAGGATAGCATCCGGAGGAGTTTCATTTAGTATGTTTTTGGTTCGTATCATTTGCTTAAATCAGTTCCGCATAGTGGGCATTCATCTGGCATATTAGTAGCGAAGATTCCCTCTAAGTGGTTTATTGTTATTCGAGTGGCATTTATCTTCTGAGCTGTTTCAGTCAATTCAGTTCCACTAGCTAACAACGCATCCACATCTTTTTGTTTCTCATCCCTGGATTCGATTAGCTTCAGGAGTTTGGATACAGTAGGTCGTAAGTTTATTTTCCTTTGATCGAATCCGAGTAAAACACTGACATGATTGATTGTACGAATTTGATCTTCACAAGCCTTTTTCTTTTCTTCTAACTTATCCCGCTCTGACATCAGGCCCAGGATTTCATCGACCTGTTCTTGAAAGGATAGGGTGTAATCACAATCGGCTATCTTGTCTTCCACCTTTTCCAAGTCGGAAATAGCAATGGCTAGTTTCCCAACCTTGGCCCCTTTTTGATTTCTCTCATCCTGGATCTGCTCCAGGACTTCCAGGTTAACCTCGAATTTATCGATAAAAGTATATCCCTCAAGCTCCGTTTGCAAGCCCTGGGTTCTTTCCTGGTCCTCTTCTTTCCGTATACCTAGTTTACGAAGCGATTGCTGGATTGTTTTTATTCCGGTATCTATCTGGTCCAGGTGAGCTACCCGATTGAAATACGAAGCTATTTCGCCGGGGGTGGATGATATCAGGAAAGGAGAATCAAGTTGCTGCTGGAGATTGGTCTCGTCGATGTTTAAAAACTCTTTGATTGGATCAGGGATTCCAGTACCAAATGCTTCGTAATATTCTTCATTTAATTTATAGACATTCTGTCCCTTATCGTTTTTGTATCGGGTGACTTGATATGCGTCCGTGTCATTGAGCCATACTTCTGTTTGCCCACCCCACCGACTGCGAAAAGCATCTCCCCCTGGACGATTCCAGATGAGCCACCTGAGCGCTCGGATGATTGCGGTCTTGCCGCTATCCGTGGCTCCCACTATTATGTTTACCCCTGGATCAAATTCCAGGACGGTATCCTTGTGACTTTGGAAGTTTGCTATGGCTAGTGTTTTGATCATCAGAATCCTCCCAGCACCCAATTAAGTGCTTTTATTTGCCCTTCTGTTTTACTGATAAATTTCCTACATTGATTCCCGGAACTACTTAGCATATCAATTTGTCCCATTTCACGATACAAAGTTTTTTCTGTTTCTAGTTTTTGTTCAAGGATGTCAATCTGTACTTTTATTTCTACTTCTGTTTTCATCATTCGTACGTTTTATCAACGATGCGGATATCTGCAGTCTGAAAAGCTAGTTTGATAGACATGCAAGAATCTATACAGGACTGCTTGTGCTTGATGGGTTGGGAAGACATCATGACTTCATTATTCCCTCCTACTAATCTATAGTAGAATTTAGTCCGGCCTAAGTTGGCGAATGTTTTGGTTCTCTTAATTTCAAGTCTCATGATTTCTATATTTATTTCTCTCTTCGGTCATCGTACGTGGGCGGGAGCCATCGGAATAATAAATACAATAGTCCCAAAATAATAGCGGTGGCGGTTTCAATGTCGGTCATTGCTTAAAACCTTTGGGGAGGTCCGGAACTTTTACTCCGTTTGTGTTCTGCCAAATAATCATCCTGTTCGCTTGTGCCCGGACAAGATCTGCCATTGCGGGATCTCCACCCAGGGAGCGCATCCGGGAAGCCCAGTCAAGGAGTAACGAAGGGGCCAGGGCATCCTGTCCTCTCAGAAGAAACACCGGCTCATCTTCCGGGATTAGGTTTTTTGAGTCCTGGATTCTTTCTGTGTAATCTTCTCTTGCGTGTATCATCTGTTCAAATATTTAATAAGTGGTGATTGTTTTTTAGCTACATGATAAATGGCAATTGAATCTGCCAATGCCTCATCAATATATTTGGTATTGGTCCAATCAACTTGGTATTCTTGATCAATGGCATTGATTACCTCCTGCTTAGCGGCAGATATCTTGCCTAGCAATGCTTTCTTCGCATCGTTCTCTGAATACCACTCAACGGGAATCTTTAGAGTATCTGAGAGAGTTTGGACAATCCCCACAACCACACCCATCATTATCGCAGCCTTTGCGTTTTGAGAACCGTGTGGTAATTCTGAAACAATCAGAGCTATGTTGTGTGATTTAATGAGGGTGAGCAGAACCTGAATGATTTCACTCGTTCTACGTACTCGGTCATCCCCTTCTCGGATCCGTCGCTTTTTAGCTTCAGGAATAGTTCGAATGCAACCAGATTCATGGACGGCATCTCCTCTCATTACTGCATAACCCCATCCAGTAAAGGAAGGATCGCAGGCTAAGATGGCTGGGTTACTTCTCTTTGTTCGCTCCATCGATTACTTTGTTTTCTAGCCATCTGACATAATCACCATCCCTGTTCGCTCCATCGATTACTTTGTTTTCTAGCCATCTGACATAATCACCATCCCTGTTCCTGGCCTTTCGATTAACAGTGTCCAGGGAGTGACCCCGCTCGGATGCGTATCGTAATCTGAGATCTATTAATGTCATCGCTTTTTGTTTTTTCTATCTGATTTAAACTTATTCTCAATTATCTCCCATACGTCAATAGTTTCTTCCTGGAGTTCCTTTTCCAGCCCTTCCTCTTCAACAATAGCAACTGCTTTTTCCAGGGATACGGCTAACTTCTCTCCATTCAGAACATAGGTAGAAGCTCCGGTGTATTTCTTTATGAATACAAGGTTCTCCCGGATGTTATCAATACCGTAATCAAATATGATAGTGACAGGAGCTGTCCGATAGGGTTTATCAACAGATGATTTGAATACCTCTACGGTGGTTGTGATTCCCACCACCCGGGTGACTTCTTTTCCGGCTACCTTCTCCTTTTGTTTAATCTTCGTGGCTCCCATTGTTCGCAATCTGAGGGAGGCATAAAATCCAATAGCATTACCCCCTGGTGATTTATGTTTCACTCCATAAGGCCCTGCATCCAGATTATCCCGGATTTGATTTGAGCAAACCATTAGTAGGTTTTTTTGGACTAGAATCCGGGCAGTTTTTCTGAGCTGCTCAGAGAATTCCTTTGGTCTTCTCATGCCCATTTTATCCCCGTCATCGTTATCCATCTCCATATCAGTAGAAAGAGCGGCCAGGGAGTCAGCCATGATTCCATTAATTGCAGCCTCCCCTGGTTCCCACTTCCGGACTTCCTTAAACATTTCCGGGATAGTATCCGGAGTGGTGTAATCCATCTCATCAGGATCAAGGTCAAACATCTGGGCGAAGGTCTTATTCAAGCGAGCTTCTGGATCAAAAAACATAATGTTTCCTTTCTTCCTTTGGATGGCTCCAGCTATTTCACAAAGCAGTACAGTCTTCCCTGAACCAGATGGTCCGAATATTTCCACCAGGATTCCACCAGGGAGTCCACCCCCTCGAACCCTGCCACCACTAATAGCAAGATCCAAAAGGGTAGACCCGGTAGATATCACAGTCCCAATATCACCATCGTACTCCGGCTTTTTCTGTACCGGAGTTGATGTCCTCTTTTTTATCTGAGCACTCAATGGCTTATTCGTTGTCCTTCGCATACTCCTTTAGTATTTCATCTGCTTTACCAGCATTAAGCTTCGTGGTAAGAATCTTCAGCCACCTGGCCTTGAACTGTAATTTATTCTCAACCTTCCCGGTGGGATTCGCTTGCTCTTTCAGCTTACGAAGATCCCAGTCTGCTTTCATCCTTCCCACAATTCCAACAATTAACTTTTCCCGGGTCAATTTATTCCCATCAATCCACTCCTGGGAGATGTCCCGTTCCACTTGGGAAACGGTAACATCTTTTACCAGGGAATACATCTGGAGGATCTCCTTCATTTCAGGAGTCACGTAGAGAGCGATAATTTTAGTGCATCTTTTTTCCTTAGTCATCCTTTTCGTTTTTTTCCTTCGCTTTGATACAAGCCTCCCAGAGTTCACATTCATCGCATTCGTCGTAGTCTTCTGTATCTACTCCGAATTTATACCCCTCAGGGCACTTATTCTTCGATGATCCTCTGGAAGATCTGGTAGACCTGGTTGGCTTCTCATCCTCATCCTCATCCGGATCCGCATCATCATCATGAGAATGGCCGGTATCCTCTTCCTTTTTCTTTCGGGAAGACCGGCGGGGTTTCTCATCCTCTTCAGGATCCCCTTCCTCATCCTTTTTCTTCCTGGTTGATCTGCGAGTTGGTTTCTCATCCTCCTCATCTTCAGGATCAGCATCCCCTTCCTCATCCTTTTTCTTCCTGGTTGATCTGCGAGTTGGTTTCTCATCCTCCTCATCTTCAGGATCAGCATCCTTTTTCTTCCTGGAAGATCTGCGGGGTTTTTCATCTTCGTCGTCCGCATCTTTGTACTTCCTGGTTTCTTTCTCCTCACCGTCGTCCTCGTCTGGATCTTCATACTGGAACAACATTTTCTCCAGTTCGGCATACGAATGGACTTGCAGGACTTTATCCAGATCGGGAATATCTTCCAGAATATCCTCTTCGTAAGCCTCATCCCGTTCTTTGAAATCAATCCGGGAAGTTTCCGCAAACTTATTTGATCCCAGGCTGACAGAATCAAACCGGACTTTCAATGTCCAGCCCTCTTCCAAATCCGGGAAGGTTTCGTACTCCTCATCCTCATTCAATTCCTTATTTAAAAGGTTTTGGAATAGGTACTGGCTGATGTCCCAGATATGAGGCTTCTCTTCCAGCTTCTTGTGACCAATGGGAATTACCACATAAAGATTCCGGAGGGAGGCTTTCAGCGCTTTTGTCACATCCTGCTCGGCCCCTTCCTTGAATAACTTCTGACGGTACTCACAAATCGGGCATTTCTTTCCCCAAGTTGTAGGACAGACGACTGAATCATTTCCGGGCCCGATATTCCGGTGAACCTTGTACGGCTTCTTGTACCACAGTCCCCCTGGGACAGCAATGTCGAGTTCCTCATCCCGATCCATGTGCCGCTCGTCAGATACGATATACGGAAGGATGTCCAGGTTAGATCGGGTATCACCTTCCTCTTTGAACATGCTCACTCCCTGGGGTAGGTTTAGATACCCATAGGATGAGGCGGCGGATTCTTGCTTGTCCACATTCCGACCGACTTTTCCTTTAAAACTTGACTTCTTTTTCTTTGCCATTTTAATTGCGTTTTGTTCGTTTTATCCTTACACTTTTGTTTGATCTCTCTTGTCGCAAGCCCATCTCCTCTTGGAGATTTCTGGGAACGGATGGGCCCGCGAAATAATTCTGATTCAATAAGCGAACCATATTTTCCAGAGCTGACTTTCTTTGTTCAATAGCCTGGACTACTCCCTGGAGCACGTTTACATCATAGTTAGACCGCCGTAGCTGCTCCTGGGCATCCTTATAGTCATCCATGGTCAGGATGCAATTGCTCACGGCAGTCTCGGTGAGCTTAACCATGCCGAACTTCTCCGGATCTTCCCGGATATCCCGATCTAACTCTGCTCTGATCAGGTCAATCTCTTCTTTCATCAAGTCACGGCGCTCTTTTGCTTCAGCTAACTTGGCTGAGTATTTCACCATTAGTTTCGGTTGGTCGAGCCACTCCATGTCAAGCTCATCCGGTTGGATGGACATGTCTTCAATATAACTTTCTGTACTCATATCATTAGTTAATTAGTTTTTATCAATTAATAAAGCGGGAAAAGGAGTTGATTAATTTCCTTTTCCCAACTTTATACCTATCCCTGAAATCACAATAATGCAAGGTTATCAGTCTTGTGTATCATTGCTGCTTTTCCCAATTTGATGCGGGAAGGCAATCACACCATGTCTCGATAAATGTAAATGGATTGATGCCGTGGTGGTTTTTTCAGGTCTTGCACACGGATTCTGCTTCTACCTGACCGAGCAATCCGCAATTTTTTAACCACAGTCGGGCTACTGCATCAATCCAAATCTTCAAAGAACTTAAAAAGGAGGGGCCCTGAACTAAACACCTAACTTAGCCATGAATTGAATTTGAAAACAAAACAGGCCCCTCCTACCCCAATATTTTAATTGTATACTACAGACAGGCAACTTAATACCAATCCGCTAAAATTTGTATTATAATAAGGCTCACTAAAAGCCTCCAATATTAATCCCATTCGTTCAGGATCTCTTCCATTCAATGCGACCGCTGCAGTATATGCTAACACATGGCGGCGGATGCTTTCAGAATCTTGGTCTTTTAATCCTTTGACTATACCAGCAATTTCTTTCCACCCTGCTCCTTTTATCAACGCCTTGCATAAATCGACTGAAACACTTTCTAGGACTTCGGCTCTCTTGGCCGTTTCCAGGCGATTCTCGGGATCAACTGCCAGGACCTGATCCAATATCTGCAGCGCATTCCTGGGATGTCCTTTTGCCCCGCTTATGATTTGTCGATATACTTCCGGTTCAATGGATTCCTCTTCTGCTTTTACCACCCGCTTGACTAATATTTTCATTTGGGTATCCGATAGAATATTAAGATCAAATGTAATGCATCTTCCTTTGACTGTCTTCAGGAGCTTTTGTGGGTCGGTCGTACAGAGGATAAAGTAAACATGAGCCGGGGTATCTTCCAGGATTTTGAGCAATGCATTCTGAGCATCATTCGTCATTTTGTGACATTCATCAATCAGGAATACCCGAGCATCTCCTTCAACTGGGGAATACCTGGTAAGCTTTCTGATATTTCGAACTGTTTCAATTCCCCGGAAGTCAGCGGAATCAACTTCAGTGAAGTCAACTCCCTTGCATCCTAGCTTGCCAACAATAATTCTACCAATCGTAGTTTTTCCACATCCGGTTGGTCCAGTTAGTAGAATGGAATGTGGTGGGTCTTTTTCCATCATATTGGTAATGGATTCTACCACTTCGGCGTTTCCTACAATCTGGTCAAATTCAGTCGGTCGGTATTTTAAGTAAAGATTCATTTCAATTATATTATACCTTTGGTTTTTGTTTCAATTAAGGGATCTCAATTTCTTTTTTGTTAGCCCAGGATTCGTCAACCCCACAAAGTTCCGCGTCAATATTTAACGGGACATTAATCCACGTCCAGTGTTTGGGAAGATCAACAGTCGTAGTTCGTTTGGCTATCTGCAAAACCATTTCTAGTTCTGGAGGATAGATATCGAATACGATTGAGTCATGTACTTGTCCAATTAATCTGGACTTCCATCCCTCCCGATACATAAGCGCGTCGAGTCGAATGAAAGACCAAAGGAGACCATGAAAAGCAGCTCCCTGGACTGGGTAATTTATTGCATCGTTCTTGCTCATTACCCCAGAGCAGGTAAATCCAGTCTTCGTGTGGAGGTATCCTAACTTCTGATATTGGGCCCACCAGGAATCTTTCCACTTAGCGTAAACTGGGAAGCGATTCTCCCAGAAATCTTGTTCCACTCTCTTGACATGGTCAGCGAAGCCCTGAACATTTTTATAGCCTTTGCTGATGAGGTGATCAGAGAGATGACCTTCCGGAAGCCGAACCCCTTGGCCAGGTTTCCATTTCCCATGTGGAAGCTCACCCCAACGACCGGTGAGGTAATCTGCACAGTTCCCTGAGTAGTCTCCATAGAATTGTGGGAAGACGAATCCATTTTTTGAAGCTTTTCGTAAGTGATTGTGTTCTGGTAATTTTCGATTGAAGTTATCAATCATATACAACTGAGCCGCCATGTCTCCGTGCATATCGGAAGTTGGATCCTTGATGTATTTAATCATGGTCGGATCTTTGTGGTAGCAAGCTGCTATGCAAACTTCTAATCCACTGAAGTCCATTTCCAGGAGTTGGTGACCTGGTCGGGGGTAAAGGGCAGACCGGGTGAGTTTCATCAACTCTTTATCCCGGTTAGGAATATTCTGGAAGTTAGGGCGATCAGAAGAGGACCTGAAGGTGGTTACCAGGTTAAGATTAAAGAAAGGGTGAATATACCCATCGACTTGCTCCCTCTCAAATCCAGCTAGGAATGTGTCACGCATATTTTTCAATTTTTTGATCTGGATTAGATCGCGCATCTCGGGTATTCCCAAATCCAGAAGCGCCTCTTCGTCGGTGGAACCCATCCCTGTTTTAGTTTTTTTGGATGGTTCTAATTTTAGGACTGAATACAGATAAGTCCGTAGTTGGGGATCCGAATGCATGTTGGGTTTTCCCTGGACAGTATGGCTCCATCGACGATAAAACTTGGTAGTCATCAACTTATCTTCCAGGTAATCAATTTTCCTGGTCAGATGCTTTGCTTTCTTTTTTAGGTAATCAACATCTACCCTGATTCCCTGCCGCTCGGCTCGAGCCAGGGCCAATGTACCATCATGGAGTAATTGATAGGCTTGGTTGGTGTTTGGGTGGAGTTGTATCATACGGGTTTTTCAATCAGGATCTCAGTTTCAAAAGGAACAATATGGCTACCTTCACAAAAGGAACCAAATATAGCCATAAATTCGTGCATTTGTATTTTAGTATATCCTTCCTCATCTGCGTTCATTTCATAATATTCAGCAGAGTGTGCTTTCAGATGCAGGACACCTTGTATTAATTTATTATGGCGATCCGCCATATATTGATATCCTTCAGAGTGTGCTTTCAGATGTAGAATGCCTTGTATTAATTTATTATGGCGATCCGCCATATATTGATATCCTTCCGGCTTAATCTTGACTTTGATAGTCTCGTTAACATTTAGGAATAGTTTCATAATTAAAAAGGTAAGAAATCGTATTGCATTATATCCATTTGTTTCTTCGCAAGTAGGAATTGGTAATAAGAGTCGAGGGCGCAATATTCGAGGAGCTTTTTCTGACCTCCTGGCTTAGCAATAAATGCTATGACTGAGTTAATTGCATTCCCACTTTTTCCTTTTCCTTTTAAGTAGGGGGTGACTTCAGAAGCGTAATCCACGATTCCAAAATTGATATATGTTTGAAATTTCAATCCGGTGATGTATTTCCGATTATCCAGGACATGAGCGGCTAACATTGAATCCCAACCCCAGTTACGGACTTCAGTCCTGAGCTTCTCAATCGACCAAGTGTCTTCGTATTTCATATTGTGAGCCATCTTCATTATCCGCTCATCCTGGAGCAAATCAGTAAACGGGCGCATGCCCTTCCTGGTTTTAGGCATCATGAATGCGAAAGTACGTTCTGGGGTAATAGTAATTGCTCCGCAGACAATTTGATGCCCTTCCATGTGTGGTTTCAATCCGGTGGTTTCATAATCAAAGGCCATTTCTCCTATACTAGGTTGATACTTCGCCAGGAGCGAAAGATCTTCGAGGTATTCGATGGATGGTGCGGGAGTGCGTGGCCACGGCTCAGATGCGGCAGAAATGGCGGTCTCCAGATCCCCCTTCCAGGTAATGTCGACATGGGGTTCTGATTCCCTTAGTACATAAGATGGATGAAAAACGGGAACCACCCAACATTTGAAATCCTGATCAGGTATCTTCCACCCTCTCCATTTTGTGATGCCACCCATATCACCTTCCCATCTATCTCCCAAAAAGGATTGCAGTGCCGCATTCCCAAATAGGACGATTACCTTTGGTTGGTATTCTTCAATGACCTTGCGGACTATCACGGCTCTGCAGCAATCTATTTCGTATGGGGTGGGGGTTCGATTATCCGGGGGGCGACAATTCACGGCATTGATGTTCAAGCAATCTTCAAAGAGATCAATTCCTAGCTTGTCGTATGCTCGCTTTAGTAACCGTCCGGTTTTCCCTTGCCATTGTTTTCCTCTGGAATCTTCTATCTCTCCAGGAGCCTCTCCGATGTTTAGAATCCCTTTTTTGAAATTACCAAAAGGTTCCATCTTGGCAGAGGTACAACCTTTGTATAATCCACAAGAGGCGCAGGAGAGGACTTTACCCCCTGGACGTGATTTGGATTTTGTTTGTTTCTTTGTGAAAAAACCTTCCATATTTCTATGCTTGCAACCATGCAACATAAATCCAACCGGCTCCTTCAAATCGGAGGGCCCTTTCGCCAACGACACATCCCGTATTTTCTTTCAGGATGTCACGAAGTAAATAAGGGGTGACGGAAAACTCACAAGGATCTCCGTCGAATCTGAAATTAACACTCTCCCGAATCCATCCAGTCTCAGAGCGGGCTTCCACCTCCAGTCGTTTTTCCTTCATTGATATCACGACCTCTTCATCCAACATGTGCTCCCGCTTGGCGAATACTCCGGCCCTATCCAGGAGATCCAACATAGTATTAGGGAATGTGATGTCATATCCAATTACTTCCAAATGCTCGCTGATATCCGGATACTCCTCTTCAAAGACTTTGCAGGACAAGGTAGCCCCTCCCTTATTCTGGAAATGAACCCAGCCCTTCCCGCTTGTCATCTTTTCCGGATCAAATTTAACAACTTCAGAAGCGGATCTGGCAGGGAGCAGGAAAGTATCAATGGGTAGTTCCTGTCCGGTATCGCATTGCATTATCTTGAATGAATCTGACCCGGTCATGTGGCCATCCTTCTCCACATTCACTCCGGTCAGTAGTTCACGACTCATATCCGATCCACAGGCGCCCATCGCTAGCGAAAGATAATGACAGAAGTCATCCGGGATAGGCTTCCACTTTCCTTTCTTTTTCAAATCTTTAAGAGGAAGTTTTATTTCTTCCTGAAGAGTAAACCCGGCCTTGGTTCTTCCAGCCTTAAAAAGAATTGCCCCCTTATCTACCTCGATGTCAATTTCATCCTTTTTGACTTTCCGGATGAACTGATAAAATTCATCGGCTTTGATTGCTCCCTGGATTTCAAGTCCCTCAATCGGACAGCTCAGGCTTATGTCATCATTATAGGTGACAACGGCCCCATCCATGAAAGCGAAAGATGTGGACTGTTCTACAATATCTTTAGCGGCCAATCCTGGCTTAACTAATGCTAGTGCCTTTTCGAGTTCTGCGCGGTTTATCTGCATTTTTGATTATGTTAAAAGTTTCTTTTCTGAATGGAATCCCCTGCTGCACTTCCAGATCATAATAGCTAAGCAAAAGGACTTTGGTGGATTTCATATTGTGGGGCTCACCTGCCGCAAAGTAGAATTTCAT